CATGGCTTCTCAAGGACTCGACGCCAAACGGCAGGGAGCTGTAACTCCTTTCGAACAGATGATGCAGCAACCAGCCGGAGGCGGTATGGCGAGTGGTGGCATGATGCCATCCCAAGGCTTATAAAAAAGCGGTATCTCCCCCGCTAGACATTGACAGCTCCTTTCGGCAAAACACCTACTATATGTGGGTGTTTTTGCTTGACATTTTATGACATTTATGGTAATGTATGTTTAGCAAATAAGTTTAGGTTCCGCCCTATAAAAAGTGTGTAAAAAGATTTGCGACTCCGTATAATGTCGGCGCGTTATACAGAAAGGAGTTCTATGTCAGAAGTCTTAACAAAGGAAGATCTAATGTCCAGCTTTGGGATTCAAGTTCCAACAGCAGAAATGGACGAAGATCCACCCGAAACTGACCCACCTGCTGAAGACGAAATCGATGAGGATGCACCCAACGACGAAGCAGACGTAGATGCAACCGAAGAGGACGACAACGCAGAGCCACCTGCAGATGAACCGGAACAACCGGCAAAACCTGCAGCAGCAAAAGATCCCATGAAGGGACTGCAATCGAAAGATGCAGCAGCCTTCGCCAAAATGCGAATACAGAATACTCAGTTCAGCGCAGCACTCAAAGGAATAGCCGAACAGCTAAACTTAGACGTCAATGTTGATCAGGAGACTCTGCTCGCGACAATCCAGAATGTTGTGTTACAGGCCAAAGCCAAATCACAAGGAACTTCTCCGGAAGTCCTAGCTGAATTGGAAGGACTCAGAGCAGATCGACTTGAATCTCAGAAAGTTACCAGATATACCAAATCGAAAGATAGTCTACTGGCACTTCAAGACAAATATTCGATTCCTGATGATGACCTACCCACATTCTTAGACGAACTGCTTGAAGCAGACTTAGATCCCCGTGAAGTTGATGTCGATTTCGAAATGGAATATCTACGGAGACACCAAAAAGAAATCACTGAGAATGCGGTGGCAAAAGCTCTTGCCGATGCAAAAGTCTTAACAGATAAGAACAATCGTGCCCCAGGTACGCTTCCCGGAAAAGGCAAGCAAGTGGACACATCCAAGCGAATTGAAACGGTCGCAGACCTAGACGCACTTTTTAAAACCATTGAATTATAACTAAAGCTAAATGGAGGAACCTATTATGGCTAACAGTGTAACCCTAAACGCACTAAACGCAACATACGATCTGAACACAGTCGTAGAGTTAGCTAACAGTGCCAACTGGGCGGTATCCAATGGCTCAGGTAGTTTGACAGACGGTAACAAACAGGTTAACCTGATTCGTCCAGAAGTCTTCTATTCAAAGCAATTGCTTGATACCATCCGAATCGATGCAGGCGAGTTTAAATACTACAAGCTTGCAGACGAATCCCCAATCCAAAACCAGGCCGAAAAATTGGTACTCAGACGTTGGGCTCCTTTACAGGCTCACACTACCCCGCTTGAGGAAGGTGTGCCTCCCAAATCTGATAAGGGATCCGTAAAGAAATACGAGATCACCGCTTACCAGTATGGCCGATTTATGGAATTTACTGACAAAGTAGATTTCGAAGTAGTTGACCCCGTTGTTGCTCATTACAGTAAAGAGTACTCAATCGTAGTTCTCGAAACACTGGATATGCTTGCCAGAGAGTGCTTGTTCTCAATCGCTCAACCATGGTATGCTGCTAGTGCCGTAGGCTTCGAAGCACTCGATTTCGATAGCATCCCCAACATCACTGATCTGAGAATGATCGGGCTGTCCTTCAAAAGACAGTTGGTAAAACCCAGAGCCAATAGCATGTTCCAGGTTATCGCAGGTCCGGAATTCTTCTACGATATGCTGTCTGACGCAACCGTAAAAGATTACATGACCATCAACCGAGACACCAAAGATATGTATAGTGGTTCAATCCTGTTCCCGATGTTCGGATTCAGCTTTGACGAAACCCTGGTCTGCCCGACTCATGGCAACTATGTTGACATGGTAGGCGCACCCGGTTCCGAAGTAGCTACTCCTGCAAAGAGAATCTATAGAATGAATGGCGCAACTCCAGAGTTCGCTACCATCTATCAGGATACAAAGATCGACACCCAAGTTGGAACCACAGCCACAGTATGTACCATCGCAGATGGTTATGTAACTGATGGTCTGACTGGCAAAGACGCCTCATTCATTCCAGACCTGGAAGTTTGGGACATTGAAGGATTGACCTATGACGGTCATTCTGACTGGGCCGAATTCAAAGTACAGCATGTACTGATCGTAGGTAAAGAAGCCTTGACCAGAACAGGTTTGTCCGGCGAAGGTCAAGCCAAGATGTACGTTAAACAAAAGGGTTCATCCGGAGTCTTGGATCCTATCGATCAGAGACAGTCAATCGGTTTCAAGATCAATTCTGTAGGCTTCGGCTCAACCAGAACTGACGCAATCGTAGACTATATCTGCGTGCCTACTCAGTGCAACATCTAAACGGGGCTTTTAGTTAGGAGGATACCAAATGGCTAAAACCCGAATTGAGTCTGAAGTTGAAGCTCTGGAAAGAGATGAAGCGGAAGCTCTAGAAAAAGCAAAACAACCTGTAGAGATAATCTCGTCCAAACCAGTAAAGGCCAAAACATTGGTTCAGGCAGAAGGACAACGACGTGCTCTCAAAAAGAGTTACCTCGAACAGGGCAAAGTAATGTTCTCAGCATCACCTATGTATAAACCATATTTCGGTGAGAACATGAAAATCATGATAAATGGATTCGCAATCTTCGTTCCGCTAGATGGAAGATCAAGATCCATTCCAAAAAGCTTCGCCGCGGAAGGCTTCCGCAAAATTCGAGAAATCGATAACTTCCTCCTGAAGAAGGAGAGACGGTCCGATATCCAGAATAACGTAGAAACTACGCCCGGCGATTTACGACTTATCTAAGATAGGGGAGGGCAACCTCCCCTTTATCTTTTTAGGAGGAAACAATGTTTATCAATAAGATTGTGAACAAAGTTAACGGAATGTTAGCTGGTGAAACTCTTAGTTACACACGAATGATAACTTACCTTGACGAGGTAGGTGACGAAATAAATGCTAAACTTTGCTCTACTTTTCCAACAGTCTCCGAGGCTTTTGATTTAGCACAAGTTGAAGCTGGTGAACCTGTTTCACTGGCTGTTATTGATTATCCGTATTTTCCAGACGAATATGTCCGTGGAGTCTTATGCAAAGGCGCCGCGTATAAATTCTACATTCAAGATGAAGAGGGTATTATCACAGCCGACAAGTATGGTTATGAATATAAAGATGCCCTTTTTACAATGGAACGAGACTTCCTAGCCAAAGTTCCTGAAGAGTTCCAAAAAGACACTACTGCAAGTGTGGTTAAAGACGAATACTACCGTGCTGGTAATATGCCGTTCTCATTTAACCAGTTTGGAGAATAACGATGGCAATACAAATTACAACCAACTCATTTAAATATAACGCTCGTTTACCCAGAGGATACAACACAGAATCCAACTTCATGTTAGGGATGTCTGATACTCTTGGCGCTCTGCCGGATGGCCAAGTAAAAACGATCGTTAATTTTGATATCATCAATGATGGTCAGAATCTACAACCTCGACCAGGTTTAAGATCTTCGAAGTTATTCATTCCAAATATTGCTGCGGAATCTACAGAATCTGATTATCACGATGCTAATGCGGGGTATCTGTTAAATGCTGCAATCGAAACTGTCGAAAGTGATGGTAAGACCCACTATCAATTCATTGTTGCTCGCTGTAACAAGGAAGATAATACAGGACATCTTTATGTAGCATCTGGTGCTGATGCTTTAAATTCTAACGCACGAGATGCTCAGTCATTTAAAATGAGCGTACGCAAAGATATCCCAGAAGATAATATCTCACTGGGGTACACAATGCTGAACACATTAGATATCGATCATCCTGTGCAAGCTGGTTGTTTATTTAATAAGCCGGTTGAAGCTAAAATTCATAATGTGCCTATTCAGATTTCAGAACACTTAGGCATGGGCGATAATGAATCCATAGCGGAGTTAATCGGTTGTTGGGGTTTTGGTAGTTCCTATTATTTCTTAACGAAGGATAAAACAGAACTGACTGATAAAAATATCTGCATATATAAAACAAAGTATGACGAAACATCAGGACAATATGAATTGACTCCAATCACTATTAAGCAACCCAACGCCTCTGAAGCTGCAACATACGGTTTGAATATGTTATTGGATAACCCTGAAACTTTTGTAAACAAAGTTGATTCTACTGTAACTGAAATTGATTGTAATGGAATACTACTGTATGATACCAGAGTTGCAGCAGAGCATATCGAACTTTACCCCAGAAAGAACAAGTCTTATAAGGTTCGTTTAAACTATACCGCAATTCCTAGTGATGACAAATGGTTAGTTAAACTATTGTGGCGTGAACAAGCCGACGTCAGTTGGAATGAATTTCATGCGCAATATATAGATATGACTGGTCGAGCCGATGGTTCAGACTTACCCATTGTGGAAAAAGCACTAGTCTTTCCATCGAAAGATATCATGATTCGTGCCGAGATATATAAACAAATTTCTCCTGGATCCGACGATCATGTGGGCGTCGATTACTTTACCCGATCGGGGCATTCGTTTGCGATTGCCGTAACAGCGTCCACACTCGTTGGATTTTTCCTGGACAGAGTTGTTGAAAAGTCTCTTGAGAATACAGAAATCATTAACTATGATCTGAAGACAGCGACTGGTTTAGGTTACTGGCGTAATCGACTGTACATTTATGGAGTACCCAGAGACCCCAAAATACTCTTCCTGAGCGATTTAAATGACCCTGGTTACTTCCCGTACCCTACTAACGCAATTAACTTCGATTTTCCTGTAATTCATGCAGTAGAGTATATGGGCAAATTGCTTGTATTCACTACAAAACAAATCGTAATGATTACAGCAAATCCAGATGGTATGACTTGGAACAAAGCAATTGTCCAAGATAATTTATCAATTGATCCATGGGATCGACATTTAATTCAACCGGTTAAGAATATGGTATTCTTCAAATCCGGTAATTACTATTATATGGTGGTTCCCAAAGCCATATCTATGACAGGTGAATTAACCATGGCTCCCGTATCTATACCCATTACAGATTTCCTGGATAATTTCCAAGAGCGTGTCTTCGAATATCTGGATCAGATATACCCCGCTTTGAAAGAACAAAATCTAAGTGAGTCTCTTAGACTTGCAACGTATTACAATTATTTGGATTACGAAGATATCCATAATGTTTACGTTTATAAATACGAAGAACGTTTTATCCATATCGACCTTCAATACAACTATGTTTCTAGAACTTGGAAAATATATGTTTATGAAGGACAAGATTTGATTAAACCTTATAAACATAACGCTACACAAAAAGGTGAGTTGATGGCTTCTACATTCTTTGACAACCTGGAAGTTCAAACCTTTACAGAACTGGTTACAACTAACGTAGATGGTTCTGATGAAAAAGTTGTAGATGAAATGATTTTACGAACAAGCACAATAGATGTCCGAGGCATAGAACGACTTCGTTATTCTCGACCCGATCTTGCTAATCCTGGTGCAAGAGTCTATACATACTCCGATGGAATAGAATATTCCGCAACACATAACCGTATCATATACATTTTCAACCCAGATAGACGAATCGTTATTCCAGTGGAAAAAGATGATACCTATGGTATTCGTTATCAAGATCTTGTAAATAAAGATATGGCCCTTACCGAGTCCTGGCAACTTGAAAAAGAAGTTGAAGGCTACTGGGTAAATGTTACTTCCGGTAAAACAGTGTGGCCTTTAAAAGATAGGACATTCAGATATAATTTATCTGCGCCTATCACTTCCGGAACAGTACTCAAGATCCTAGATCGTACATATATCATCAACTCAATTCAAGGCGATGAGTATCGAGATACCACAAGAAATGGTGATGATTTACTAATTAAATGGGTTAGAGGAAATCAATATCAATTTATCTTTGATTACGACCTTCCAGATAATGATGCTCCTGTCATTAAAACATTTGTATTAGATGAATCCATAGGAGGCACTGTTACAGGAAGATGTATTCAATTTTTCAAATATAATCCGTTTACCAAACATGATTATTATGTTCCGAATAATATTACCATTCAATGTGCAGACAACCTAACGGATATGTTACTTCCGGAGAAAATCGAACAGTTAGGCAGAATTGCCAAATCCCTATCCAGTACCATTGAAGCATCTGTTCAAGACGTAGAAGATGGGATTACATTCCAGAATTGGCAGTTTCTAGATACCGGAAACAGGGAATATAACCAAGAGCATAAAAAGAGATATCGGGAATTGCAGATATTTATAAACAATCTTGGAGGCTCCCCACTTGATTTCAGTATGTCCTTTACTGTAGACGACGTAGAAAAGATGGGGATGTACGAATATGTTGTAGAACAAATAACAGACCCCGATGACCCCAAATATGGTCTACTATATATTACACCTAATCCCGTTTACCAACCCGAACTACATGTTGATTCTGAAGTTCGATTAAATACTTGGGGACTTGATGCGTCATTGTTCCCCGAACTCAGTCTTTGGAAATTGCGTATGCCGGTTGGTGGTAAAGGTTACTCTCCAAGATTTAAAATCATTTCCAGAAATCAAACTGATTATACAATCATGAGTTATACCTGGGTACATCGAACAATGTACCTAAGATAGGAGGTCGTAATGTCTATCACATATATTCCTAACTTTATAAGATCCGCCGAAGATATGAAAGCTGGCGAAAAGATCTCAGCCGAAAAATGGAACGCAGTTCATAATCTACTCGTTACTCAGGGTGACAAAAACTCTGAAACAATCCTGGCCATTGTTGATGCATTCAATCAACTTGAATTAAGTCCTCCGATTATTCCTTTTAAGACCATTGAAAATTCCTTTGATCCGGGAACCGTTGGTGAGATCTGTTTTGATTATGGCTATATCTATATCTGTGTTTTAACAAACACATGGAGACGTTTCGCAACAGAAAGTTGGGGCGGTCTATAAGGAGGGCATTATGGCACGAACATTAAAAATAGTCAACCGTGCCCAACCTGATGGTGAACAGGAACTTACAATCCAGGAACTCATTAATAATGTATTGGATGAAGTTCCACCAGGTACAGGCGAAGTCGATTATGCATACTCAAATGCAGAGATCGATACCATAGAATTTTAGGAGGTATATCAAATGAAATTCGTAAGTTTAGACAATTTAACTAGAGCCTTTGGAAAGATCAGAATTGATCTTGCTACAAAAGCCGTTAAACTCAGTGGAGCTCTCACAGACACTGACTCATTCTTAATCATAGATGCTGCTGATACGGAAACGATTAATGGCACAGCATCTGTCAAAAAGATTAAACGAGTTACCTTTGCTGAATTAAAAACATATCTTAGTGGTTTTTTCTCAGCCGCTAACGGAATGGTTTATAAAGGTACACTTGGCACAGCCGGGACAGTCACAGCAGTTCCGACAACCTATGCGGTTGGCGACACCTACAAAGTGATTACAGCCGGAACATGGGCCGGAGCCGTACTCGAGCCGGGCGATCTGATTATCGCTATTGTCGCAAGAACCGGAACCGGTAATTTGAATGGTGACTGGACATTTGTTCAGACCAACATTGATGGTGCTATTGCTGGTCCTGCTTCGTCAGTAGACCACAACCTAGTTCAATTCAACGGAATCACAGGTAAATCTATCGAAGATTCTGGAATTGCTGCCGCTAATATCTTAGTTAAAACTGGAGACGGTTCCAACGTAGTTAATACATTTTCAGCAGCAGCCAACCATACAACGAATCTTGTAACTGGTGAAACCTTAGCGGTATCACTTGGTAAGATTCTGAAATGGTTCACGGATCTAGGAGCTGCCGCGTGGTTAGCAGTTGGCACCATAGCAGGTACGGTTGCCGCAGGAGACCATCTTCATACAGGTACTTATGCACCAAACACACATGCTCATGGTAATGTCACCAGTGTTGGTGCAATTGGAACAACTATTGATTTACCAATTATCACCGACACCGCAGGTGTAATGATTGCAGGTGCTTGGGCGACTAATGCTGACATCGACGCACTTGTAATATAGGAGTAACACATGGCTAAGAAATTTATTGAATTAGTACAAATAACAAGACTGTGGACAGATATCAAAGTATTTATGCAATCAGGGGCACCAGCATTAGCTTCCCCCCATGACGGAGATAATATTGTAATTGGTGACTCAACGGATCTAGAAACAGTCAATGGCATTCCAATTAATAAAACCAAAAGGATATTTCTTATTGATCTGGTCAATTTTATTTTATCGAAACTTACTGATATCGCCCCTGTTTTTACTTTCGTGTCAACCGCGACTATAGTAGTTCAGGCGACAAAAACACGAGTTGTTTATTATTGGCCGGCATTGAATATTGGGTATATCAAACTCTTTTTAGAGGTTGGAACAGCTGGATGGACCGTTAATACCGAGTACACAATAGGTTCTATTGTTAAGCCTACTGGACACACAATACCAACGCAACCGCTTAAAGCTACTAGACCATCCGCATATACAGGACTTATAGATGCTTATTTTGTAACGACAACAGCAGGAGCAGATTTAAAAGTCCAACCAAAGATTATTGCGGCTGGGTCAGCATATAATGTCTATATTGCTGGTGTATTTCAAATAGTTTAGAAAGGAGATCAATATGATCACACGAAAAACATTAATTGATAAAGTTTATAAACGAACTGGAGGTGTCCTCACCTCAGCATATGGCACACCCAGAGATGGTGGTGCTCGAAAACATGCTGGTGAAGATTGGGACATTGCCGGAACAGAGTCTCCTAAAGTCTATTCACCATGGAATGGTATTGTTACACACGCCCAGACATCTATGTTGAATGACCGAGGTAGAGAAGTTGAAATCAAAATAGGTAAGAAATATTTCTGGTTCCAACATCTCTCTAGTTGTAGTGTAACCGAAGGTCAGCGAATTGCTGCTGGTAAACAATTTGGTGTTCAAGGTGGTTCCGGTAAAGCACTTGGTTCATATAAATCTCACATGCATTTCGAAGTTTCGAATTATCCTATGGGAGATCCAAGACGAATTGCGCTCAATCCAGTGTACGGCCTTTATCTAACATTTATCCCACCTAAGTATCCCACAAAAAAAGTTATTGTTTCTGATCTACATATACGTCAAGGCCATAGTGTCAAAGGCAAAGCCCTTGGTTATATAGACCTCGGCCCCATAGAAATCTTTGAGCAGTATGTCCAAGATGGTTATGTCTGGGGACGAATTGACTGGGTGTTAGATCAGTGGATAGCCCTCAGATCAACTGATGGTAAAAAAGTTTACGCAAAATAAGGAGGTCTATTATGAAAGAATCAACTAAAATTAACTGGTTAAAAAAATTTAAGTCATGGCCACTATGGGCTGCCATCGCATCCTTCGTTGCTTTGATCGTTCAACAGTTTTGGGGTTTTGATATTGGTGACCAGCTCAATGATATCCTAACATCACTGTTTGGAATTTTGATCCTATTAGGTATCGTCAATAATCCCAATAGCCGGGGTACAATCTAAGCATCAATGGAGGGCAGAGATATGGAACCAACAACACTAGACGTCACTCAAATAGGTCAAATTATTATATCTGTTGTTGTCGCACTTACAGGATTCTTCGGATCAATACTTTTACTTATTAAATATAGTAAGAGGATGAAACTTGCACTTATACGTTGGTTCCATCTTGGGTGCCGAAACGATAGTACAATGTGTGTTATCCTAGGTAACTCAATTATACATCGTTGCGAGATTGCTCAGATAAACCGTTGTCTACCAGAACAAGAACGTGAATGGTTAATTAAATTAATGCACGAATACCAAGAAGTTCGAAGATGGAATGGTGTAGTTAAAGATCGATATGACAGAACCATTGATCTACCATTAGAGCCCACCTACGAAGAAACTCAAAATCGTTTAAATGATGAAGCCGATTACGGCCGACATATCACATAAGGAGATCGATATGGCAATTAGTATAGAAATCGGAAACGTATATCATGATGGATTGTATACTCGATTGATTGGGTTAACGCCTAATCCTAAAACGATTCATACATTTCGTTGGTATTATCGTATTCACGGAACAGAATCTTGGATATTCTTTTCTGATAGTTTAACGACATTGCCTATTGGATCCCTCGCTATTACTACGAAGTGGTTTAATAGCCGACCACATTTAAAACCAAATACACATTACGATATTCTATGTTCCCTTAATTTCTCAAATGGGGCAGAACATCAACTGTATACTACAAATGTATGGACTAATGATTATGCTTTTGAGATAGTTAAGATCGGAACAATTCCCACTAAGTTCAGATTCGACCCAAAACGAAGTATAGCCAATGGCACAAAATTATACTTCTTCCGAGCACCTGATGCGCAAGTACGAAGTACATTGGGCGCAGATGCCTGGGTTTATATGGGTGAACGAACATGGAACTCAGCTAAATCAGATACTGCTCAATTCATTTTCAGTACTGAAGAGGCTTACACCAAATATGATTTTAAAATAATATTCGTTAACTCTTCAAATCATATTATAGATATCGTTTTTATGGAGGATTAAGAACTTGCAATTAAATTACAATATTGATACAATATCAATAGAGGAGGTCTGATATGACATACACTGGCGTTAATGATGCATTCGCCAACCTTTACAAAAACTCCAGCAAAGGAGTCAATGTAAACCAAGGACGAAATGCAGTTGCGAAAGCGGCACAAGCTCCCAAAATAGATACGAGCAATCCGATGGGATTCTTAACAAGTCGTGCAGACATTAAGACACTATTGGATCAAGCAACCAATGACGCTTTTAAAATACAAAGACGCCAGGGTTTGCAAGACCAAGCACGAGTTGAGAACTCACTGATTGGCGATCGTAATGCGATTGTTGGAGGTATGCGAAATACCCTAGCAGGTAACGTACAAAACGGTGCAACTGAAGGTGCGGCAAATGCTACAGCATTACAAGCAGCTCTTGGTTTGGGAATGCAACAAGACAATAATCTAAATGCTGGTTTGCAGAACCTACAAAATATCGCCTTGCAAGAACAAGCAGCTAGATCATTAAATGGTTCAACAGCCATTACTACATCTAACGCGGCCAAAGGCCAGCAATCCACCTTAGCCGGGGAGAAGTATGCATCTGATGCAACTTATGCTTCGACAGGTTTACAGGCCTTAGCCAGCCTATTCTGGCCCGGATACGATGGTTCAAAAGCAGGTGGCTCTGGTAACTCTGGTAGTGGCGGTTCCGGGTCTGGATCCAGTGGTACTAAAACAGGTACTAAGGTTACAACTAAACCTGTTAACAACACTAAACCAGGTAAGTCTGCAACACAAATTGCTGCTGAAAAAAAGGCAGCCGCAACTAAAGCAGCTAAAGCCAAGGCAGATGCTAAGGCCAAAGCAGATAAAGCAGCAAAGGCAGCTAAAGAAAAAGCAAGACTTAGACATATCTCTGATACTACATCCGGTACATCTGGTGGTGGTATGGCAGGTGGCAAAGGCGGCGCTTGGAGTAAATCCAAGTCCGATGCTAAAAAAGCAGCCGAAGCTAAAGTAGCCGCAGCACTTAATCGTAGAAGGTAACTATATGACAGCACGAGGCAGATTTCATTTTACAACGTATGGTAAACACGGGACGGATACACCAACACCACGTCCTGTGTTGCCTTATGTCCCTAAGCCACAAGCACCAACTGCTTATGGTACAGCGTTAAAAAGCTTACGTTATAATGGAAATGTTCCTGTTGCAACACCAGTACCGCTGCCTAAACAATTAGTACGGCCACCTGTTACAGCTAATACCTTATCATTAAGATATAATGGTGTAGTACCCGCATACCTTCAAGTACCACAAAAATTAGTTGCAATGTCAACCGATATGAAAGATGGGTTTATACCCAATCCAGAATTATACGGTATTACACATAATGCTGATTTGATATACGACCTCAAAGGAAATCCGTCTCTTAAACTAAAACAGGATTCAGATACTGTTCAAGCATTCTTCAAGGACTACCTGGGGCAAATGTCCGATACCGAAGCAAGTGCTATGACCAGTAAATTATTTGAGTCTGCCAGTAGATATGATTCCGTATCTAAAACATTCAAGAAAACTAAAGTAATGAAAATGAACCCAGACATCCCACCAGAATACTTGGATGCCTGGAATTATATTGCCTATGTTGATAAAGCGAAATCATATCAAAAAGATGTTGCTGCTAAGACATATATAGACAGAGCTAATTCCTTTTCAGATTATAATGACCCAGATCAAATAAACTCTGCAGCAGACGTAGTAAGACATACTTGGAATGACGTTACACAAAAAGGAGACTTACTAAGTGGATTTAAAAATTATTGGTCGTACGCAAAAAATGTATACCTAGACCCAATAGCGAATAAATCCGCAATGGCCTTTGGGATAAATGCCCTTATAGACTTTGGTGAAACCTTGGATGCAATTACATTTGCCAAACCAGTTCGTGCGGCATTATTGCCGTATGAAGAATTATCTAATCCTAAGTCAAGGAATTATTTTCAATCTTCTCTGAGTCCATCAGAGCAATCACGATTACTTTCAGCTTACGATGTCGAAGGTCTCCTTACGAACACGCATGGCTCACATACATTAGGCACAAATACAAAAGCCAGACGGGATGCGGAGACTATACTTCGCATGAAATCTGATGGCGTATACGATGATTATCTCAGATATACTAAAGAGCTTGAAGAACATAAACAAGAATTAGATAAAAAACTTGGTGGTCGATTCTTTAAAGGTATTACCAATGGAGACAACTATAGTGCCAATACAGGTATCGGTGCTAAAGATGTCTTCATGGAAATGGTAATGGATCCTACACTGTTTGCTTCTGGTCTTGGGGGAGCCACTAAAACCACAATCAAAGGCGCCGTTAAACTAAATACGATGACTGTAGTTGAACGGTTAATTGATGCAGGAGCATTATCAGAAAGTAAAAAAGTTGCAAACTTTTATACAAAACAAATTAATCAGATCGTTAAAAAATTAGGACCTGAGTTAATGAGTGCTTCTCCGGAAAGACTAAAAGAAGTTATAGGTTCCACCGTGAAACGATGGGATTCCAAAGCAGTAGGTGTAGTTAAGACACACCCATCTGGTGCAAGTATGTCAGATGTTGTTGAAAAAGAATTGATCAATCATTTCTCCGCATTGAGAAATGATAAGGCATATGCTGTTTTCCAAGCCGCGAAATTTATGACAGATGCATCTGATAAGATTAACTCGGCCGGTATAAAAACAGTATTTGCCGTTCCGTATCTCACATACAAAGGTGTGAAATGGGGAACAAAGAAAATGGAGTTCATAAAAAATGCCACCTTCAAACCTATACTTGATAAGTACAAATTTAAAGATGGTACTAAAGGTACTTCGATTACACATTTCTATGATATATACAATGACTTTAAAGATGTTTCATCTGTTGTAACTAGTCGTGTTGATACACTGACTGATTTTGTTAATTCAAAAATTAGTAAAATGATGTTAGACGGTATGAAGATAGATGCTGCAAAGGTTACTCAGAAATTATCAGAAGCTGTAGTAACAAACAAAAATGATGCTAATGCTATGAAACAAGCTGTAGATAAAGTCATTGCAGATACAACCGAAGGTCGATATAAGACCATTGAGGAATATCGATCTTACTTAGAAAATCTGACAAACGATATGAATGGTCTGGTCCCAGAATTTACATTATTGCATAAAGGCACACAACAGGTTGAAGAAGCGATTGGTGCAACTTTAAATATTAGTCATCTCGAAGAGATGAAACGTGCAAACGATATTCTACAAGGTGCATTTAAACAAGGTTTGAAAGTCCCTGAAGAGAATCCAGAAAAAATCTTCATCAAAGAATGTTTTGATAAAGTAGACATTACAAACATTGCTGAGATTCTTACTGAGATTGCAACGCACTCAGATCGTAGTTATACTGCAGAAATGTTATACAAAGTATCAGATCAATTGAAAGAAGATTCAATTGGTCTATTTACTGATTTTAAAACATCACCAATAGAAGTCGGATCTAGTATTGAAGAATATAGTCGAGCTCACATATCTGTCAAAAGTCAACTTACACAAATGGACGCATTGTTGAAAAAACAATACGGCCCAGATATGACTATTCGAAAGTATGTTGCTCTATGGGATCAGATAAATCTACCCGCAACAAATCCGTTACTTAAAAATATATTAGAAGATATCGCGCCACACTTTATGAGAATAAAGCAAATGTTGGCGTTATATGATGGTTTACTATCCACAATTAAACTATTAAAGTCCGTTGCCAGGACAGCGAAAATAACAGGTAAAGCTTCTCAAGATATGTATGCGACTAGACAAATGTTAAATAAACGTATTCGGAGTATCGCAACTTCGGATCCGAATTTTAATTTATCCAAATACTTTGACAACAAATCACCAGATGATATTGTTGCAAAGTTAACAGATAAACCTAGATCTTTGACGAGTCCTAGACAACACTTGTATTTAACTGAATCCGATGAAAAGTTAAAACTTAGATTCAAAAATAAAGAATTACAAGTTATTAAAAAGAATCGAAGACAGGTTATCAAAGACACCAAAGTGATGTTAGCTAAACTTCGAGAAGTTACACAAGGTTCCGGTAACGAAGCTTTGTTACACTATCTCGATAAAGTCGAAGAAATCTTTGCAAGCAATCTACCCGATCGTAAGTTATTGCAAACAATGAACTCGCTATTCAAATCTGCTAAAGATGGATTTGGGTATATCACACCACACAACAAAGTTGTATATAAAGCTCAAACAGAAGTTGAACAGTTTGCTCAGAAGACCTATCATAGTTTTATTGATACTGTGCTAAACCTGGGTGTTACTGTACGAGATCCTCAAAAATATGTCGATAAGATATATAATAAGGAATCTAAAATTTCTAGTTTGGACTTGAAGAATCAAGCCAAAAAAGAAGTTGTTGAGATTACAGATGAAGCGATAAACACTTATGGTGAATTATTAGCTAATAATAAAAAATATAATAAACGTACTTTCATTCGTAAGTTTTTCATTAAACCTACGAATGATAGTATTGATTTACTTATCCATAACGTTGAACTTCAAAAGGATTTAACTGTCAATGCTACAATGCACATCCACTTAGATTATGTTATTGAACAGTTATCTGCAATCAAGGAAAACATTGATGATCTTTTTCATCCCATTGAAGGTATGAAAGAATTAAACGCTTTAGAGTTATATAAGTCAGTTATTAGAGAAGTTACCAAAATCGAAGAACTTGTCGAGATGGGGCATACCCTCGAAAAAGAAATTAAAGATGAAGAAACTATAGTTTCTAAAATAAATATTGAAGGACGTTCAGCATTTGAGATCCGAGATCTTAAAGAGAATGGAGTTGTCTACACAGACGGTCGTAAAGCGATTGAAAAAGATAATTTACATTATCAATCTGAATATACTCCCAGTCACTCATTACCTCTACGAGAAACTGCTAAACCATTACGAGATGTATTCGATGACTCGCCTATATATAAAGTAATAGATACTTTTAAAAAGATGAGTGTCCCTACCGCCCAAGACAAAGATCTATTAGACTTTGGTATGGGTGGTACATGGATGCGTTTCAAAGGATTGAATTTCCAAACTGCTAAAAGTTTTATCTTTGGCAAAGAAATGGTCAATCTAGTTAATGATGCTGTGCTAGGTACAGGTCCCATTGCTAAGCGATTTAAAGAGATCGACTCTGCAAAGGCTGCTGTCCCTTCCAGTGATACCCAAATAAATCAATTTATCGTTGCAAAGACTGTAGAGGAACAATTAGCACGAGTGCAGCATTATCACAGATTAGCAGACGCACTTCAAGAAATCACAGGTACTGAAGAATTTGCTTATGACATATTAGATGTCATGGGTTCCTATTATCATATGGACTCGACTTATTTTCGTAATCCCATTGGCACAATGATGAATGAATTAGTTAATAAATTAAAACTAAAATTATATGCTGAACATAATGTTACAAGTTTATCTTTAGATAATTTCAGACAAATGTTATTTGATAAAGATAGTGAATTTTGGTCTGCATTTAAACCAGACGATTATGAACAATGCAAAGGTCTTATTGATAAACTAATTGAATCCGGGCACGTTAGTCCTTTACAGGATGTCCGACTACAAGAATTTATGATTCGTGTCAGAGGTGCTAACGGAGCAGATGGCAAAGCCGTATTCCAATTAGGCAATCTTCAGACTGCCAAATATGATGCATTAGTTGCTGATGGTAAAACAGTCTATGTCTCAGATATAGAGACATCAACATTAAATGCTAATATTGGTATGGTTACTTCTGTTGCATACAAAAAATGGGTGCCACTTGAAAGTGATGCCCTGAGTCTAAAAGAGGTTTTAGAACATTGTATGAGAAATGAAGATATATACGAAAGACGTGTTAAATTAGATAGACGTTTAGAAACATCATATCCTAATGCAAATGCTATCGAAATGTATCCTGGTCAGAATAGATCTGAACGTTCCGGAAATTGGAAAGAATTGCATACAACTGCAGATCGTCAAGATGTTTTTGAAGAAAAAGATTTACTTGAGGAAGTGTGGAATAAAACAGGTATGCCCACCAATTCCGATAATGTTTATTGGGTACACCACAACATGAATAACTTTGATGCTGCATTTTTTAATAAAAGATTGCGAGCAGCATCTGACTTAGAAGGTTCTGGTTCTTCATTATCCCTTAAACATGTTATGAACTCTCTGGAAGAAATGAAGCCTGAAGGTGCTCGTATTGATACAGATGTAGAAGCTAAAATTGCAGAAGCAATTGCTGAATTTGCAGGGAACATCTCTGGGAACATGACACTATTTGAACATAATGATTTCATTAATAATCTTCGAAAGTTATTCCCAGAATATGAATCAAGACTCGCTGATCCAGAATCAGAATTAGGTACAACACTTACACCAATTTTTGACTCGATCAATAATCTACAAACGCTTTCAAATGCAATGCATGATGCTAACAAATTAATGCGTTGTACTTTAACATTAGAACCTCGTTCATTGAAAATCAAAGATTTTCCTAATGAGTTTCTTATGAAGTATTTCACTCCTGCAGAGTTAAATGATTATGCTATTAATGTGGCTAATAATCCTGTAGCCAATAAGGTTTATTTGGAAAACAAATGGAATAAGGTATTTCAAGATAGATATATGGAAGACGCATTAAAAAATGCAGATTTTGCTGATGAAGAGATTATACGAATCATGTCTGAGAATCCTAATACGATGCGTTGGATTCAACTTACTTTAGGACATAAACAAATGGGTTACGCCAAAGAACTTGAATGGAGTAAAGTTGCGCAGCAATTTGATATTACAGATTTAAAGCTCAGTCTTGAAGGTATATACATTCTTAAAACTTTACTTCGTAAAATCTCAACTGAGACTGACTATAAGATTAAAAGTATTGAGTGTCTTAGACCTTATCGTCGATCTTTATCTACAATGGTCGATGTTCTTAAAGAGGATTTAAAACTTCAACCATTTGTTTCTGAAGAGGCCGATATACTAAGTCGTATGCTCCAGCCAGAAGATGAAGCAACACTATACGTTATGGCTCGTGAATTATATCAGTATTACAATTCTGAAGGTCGTACTTTAGACAAGTGGTTAGAGTCACATGCCACATCAGAAATGGTAGACCTTGTAGCACAAATGCATATGATCTACCGAGATGATGCGTTCATGTTTGACTCAGCAGTTCATCAAACAAATCGTGAGTTGATTGGACCAATTAATCTATTAGACGGAGATGGACTTAAAACAAATCGTTTAATAAATGATGTTAAAGATTCTAAATATCGTTGTGAAAAACTCAATGATGTTGTAGATGACCAACGTGCATTAAATGGTAAAACTTTTGCAATATCTGCATCAGTTGATATTTGTCTGGACCCACTTGAAAAGTACAAACTTTTACCTATGACGCATCAGGCATTGTTCCAGGATATCGAACGAGAAGTTCAATTGAAACAACAAGAGTTATTGTATGACGCTATGTTAGATCAATGGGCAGACCCAGATAAACTTATTTCCCATTTACTATATAATGGTCATTTGATCCTATCAAAAAATGGTAACAGCAGTTCTATCAATAAGAAATTATTGAAACTGGTTGAAGATATAAGTGCTATGCATGGTGTTAGACCGGTTGTTAAAGAGAATAAAAAACTAGGACATATTCTAATTGGATTGCCTAATTTTTCTAAGATCAAATATTCTTCGGAAACACAACTGTTATCCTTAGATGGTAAAGAATATGTTAAGTACAATGAAGTTCATGTACTTCCAGATTATGCTAAGTTTACTGGTAAGCTGAGTCAAAATCGAATAGATCGAATTGCTCAACAATACGGTATCCCTAAGCGTAACATGACACTAATCGAAAATCAAGATTTTGATTTTGCAGATATAGCTGAACCTATGATGAAAGCACATGAAGAAATTCGAGCTATGTCTGAATTTGAATCCGATGGAAGTCTGGGTACAGTCTTGACTGCCAAGCATGTACAGGAATATATGAATGCTTTACCTACAGAGTTTACAAGTAAAGTTTTAACTGCTGACTTCTTGAGTGAGGGTATTTTTTGGAGAGGCCCTAGGTTTGATAAGACTATATACGGAATTGGCGAAGCACGATTCGGTCTATTTGGTCCGAAAAATGCAGCATATAAAACCGGGCTCATTAGCAACTTTTATGCAATTCGTAATATTGCTGCTCGTGTTGAAAATGAAGTGCTGTATGCTAATATGTTTTTCAATCGAAAAAATATGTTAGGTGTTGCAGACTTCTTTAAGGGTGCAAGTCAACAAGAGATTGTTGATGAATTGCAGAAGCATCCAGAGTATACTGTTGTCTCTATTACAGGTCGAGATAAGCAGATACGAGATCCACATGCTGAGGGTTATGTAACTAAAATCGTTCCAGGGTATCAAATATTTAAACATGAGATTCAAGATACTAAAGATATCGAAATGGCTTTACAAGCTGATGCGATTGTGGTTCCGAAGTTTATCTACGAAACCACCTTCCAGGAGTTGAACAAGAATAACGTGTCCGGCCCGTTCTTAGCCAGATGGTCCAGAATTGTACATGCTTACAAAACAGGTTATTTATTCTCACCAGGAACATGGGTTAGAAACTACATGGATTCAACCATTAAAGCGATGATGGCTAATGGAGATCCATTAGGTACACTTGGCTATCAAGTGCAAGGTTTGAAAAAGATGACTCAGTATAATCAAGTACTACAAGACATCTATACATTTTCTCCTGGGAGCAGACATATAGATACCTACAATCTTGATGGTTATTACCGCATGATGGGTAATAAAGTTGCGTTATCTAAAGACGAGTTCCTTACCTTACACGGAATTATTACTGGCTTTGGTAATGAGTCTGATGTCCTTCAAAAACAATTTAGACATATTGATAAAGTTGCCAAACGACAATATGCCTTGAAAGACGCTGAAGGTAACATTCGATTAGGTGTTAAGGACCCAGCCAAAGGTATGGATGCGGATATGCTTACCTCACTCTATAGTAAAGTAAAAGCTCCTCCTATGGCGTTCTCCAGATTCATGGAAATCCGCAAATATTCTGAAGCACGTTTTGTTAAACTGGGCGAAGTTGAACGTAAAGCTTATGCAGATACGACTAATGCCATTCTGGATAAGAAAGTCTGGGAAGACGCGCCGGTCCATGATAAGATCAATGACGTCTATAATATGATGGTGGACACCATGCTCAGTCCTATGAGTTTTACAGAACGTGTCGTAAGACTGGGGCATTACCTCGACATGGAAGCTAATGGTTATACTGCGAATGAGATATTCAGCAGTATCTCAGACACGCATTTCAACTATATGATGAAGTCTAACGCAATGAGAACTTCAGAGTTACTTATTCCGTTTGCATTCTTTGAAAAGAATAACCTTGAGTTCTGGCTTAAAGCAATAGATGATAATCCTGTTGCGATTAACATGTTTGAAAAGATCATGGGTGAGACTTCATGGGATTTCAACGAAACAGATGTTGATGATTATAAGTATAATATGTCATTACAAGCAGCTATGCTTAATGGTACCACAACCTTAGATATGGCTACTGGTTGGACATTGAAGTTGAATCCTTCAGCAATGTCTGCTCTAGGTTGGTGGTACAATACACCAAATGCGTTTATTGAAAAAACCATTACACCTGTAAGACAGGTTATGATAGATTCAATTGCAAACTATGGCGCCGGTATACCTAATCTGTTTGATCCGAATTTATTCTGGTCAGCTAATCCGACAGATGAATGGTATAAGTCATTACTGACTTGGAACAATGTTCCAATATTCGGGCCATTGGTAATTAGATATTCTCAGATGGCACCTAAGTACGCACAACGTTTGAGAGACGCTGGTGAACAAGACCCAAGTATCGTAACTACAAATCAGAATGGACAATTTCGTTCTTCTGAAAGTGGTGGTTCATTAAGTCTATTAACTGCAATGGTATTGCCAGACTTATTCGGTGCGTTAAGTGTTACACCGAGTACAGTTAAGTTTGAATCTTTTGCATCATTCCAAGACAATCTAAAAGAACAAGGTAGAGTCTATGATGCTAACACTGGTAAGACTGTTGACCTAGACGAACTCAGCAAAGGTGGACTCAACGATTTCTTTTTCGAAGGTTTCAAATCAGATGATAAAGAAGCTAAAGCTTTATTGTTTGAACAGCTCAAAGATGTAATGCTCGAATACAAACAAAAAGTTTGGGATGCTAACGTACAAGATTTTGTACCAATAGGTGAGATTAGACTTGGTGGTCTGAACAAAGATTACAATTTAGACGATGGTGATTGGCCTCAGCTCTGTTCAGATATGAAGAAATATCTGGGTAAAGTCTGGGATGCTAACCAACGTACATTTGTTAAAGATGGTAATCAATTGCCAGGTATGCTTAACACTAAAGGTCTTTCATGGGAACAAGTTGTTTACTATCGTGACAAACTGTTCGATGAAAAGTGGGATGCAAACTTTGGTGAGTTCGTACCGGCTGAAGAATACTCTGGCGATGTCGGTCTAAACCAAAAGAATCTTACATGGGACGAAGTTGTTTATTACAAACGGCTCCTACAAGATATGGTTTGGGACGATACATCTCAACAGTTCGTACCGGCAACAGACAAGGCAACGTCTGCATCTGTCACCCAGAAATACAAGACTGGTACCTTCGGTGGTTATAAAATAACTGGCGCACCTATGATCCCAACAACAGATGTCGGGGGAACAAAGTTTGCCACTACATCGAAGAAGTATAAATCCTCTTCAGTAGCTGGAGTTGTTACACCATTGTATCAGAATGACTATGGTGTTCAAACGAATTACTATAACTATGCAACCTACAAAAGTATTCGTAGAATGCAGGGTCGTACTAATTCTCTTATCAATCAGTTACGATACAGACGTTTCGTACCGCTTGAAAAGATTCACAATGTAACAACCCTTGACACTCGTCAAAGGTTAGCTAAAATAAATAATGAATTTAGAATATGGAGGTAAGTTTATGGCTAAGAAGAAAAAACCGACAAAGAAAATGATGCCGAAAAAAGGATGTAAGTAAAAAAAATGGAGTAGCAATTGTTAGTTGCTACTCCGTTCTTTTATCTTAAAGATCTTTGAAGATTTGTTGCGGCTTCCAGAACGTCGTTTGTTATACGATGTATCTGATTGATCTTTTGATAATGATTTTCTGGCTCAGGGTTGACTGGATCTTCAACGTTGCTAGGACCTCCGTCTACGAACATTTGCGTTATCTTTAATACCGCTAATGCTTCTTCCAATTTCTTGGAAATTTCTTTGAACTCATATGTTAGAGTCCATTCTTGTACGTCGTTTGCCATAATTTTCTCCTTTCTATTATTTATACTTAGGCACGTGTAATGCACGGCCATCCGATTCAACTAAGTCCGGGCAAATTACCCAACCTGTTGACCGGGGTTTTTCGTTTTGGTATTTACAGCAAGCATTGCACATGTCTGTTATTGCAGATATCAATTGTTCATTCGAAATAGTTTCTTTAGAGTTATGCGTAATGTATGTTCCGCAGTGACAGATCAAACATTTTACTCCTGTCGAACCAAATTCTGGACTAAAGATATCATTAGTTTTTGTCTTTATGATCTTATGTTCTAAGACAGCTTGCTGACACGGGTATAAACTATTCTGTTCCATAAGGCGGTACCTCCACTACAGGTGCAGCAATTGCTTTAGCAATGTGATCCTGTAGTTTCATTTCGAAATCTGGTTTACGACCACGTCTGATTAATTCCCAGACCTTATTACTTTCGATAATAAGATTCTGAATTACAACGTCGTCTCTCCAGATTACGAAGATATATACACGCCAGTCTCGTTCAAAGATTACACATAGATAGCCAAATGGTGCATTGGCTCCCATAATCTGTTGTTGAACCTGGGTGTAATAATACGGTGGAATACCGTATTGTGCAGCCTTAGTTTGAATAGTGTTCATTGTAGACAGACCGAAGTTTTCCGGCATTGATAAAAATCCGATTCCTTCCTGGAACCAAGCTTTCTTAAAATCATAATGTTTGAATCCAAAAGTCGTGCAGACTTTCATCTCTGCTGGGATATAGACATACTTGTCACCTTCAGTAAATTCCTTATCTACAATACCATCATAGTTGATCTTGAGCCAAGGGAAATCTTTCATGGCATACATGTCTACTGGTTTGATAATTCGTTTACCTAGAATCTCAGCAACCTTTGAGATAACCATAGGTTCCAGATCCGCACCTTTACGGACTGAGTCTTTTAAGCCAATGGCTTTCTCATCTTTTGTAAGATGATCTCTACATTTTTCTTCGACCAGTTGCTGTCTTGTAGTGTAAGGACTTACACCTAGTACAGAACTAGCGTCTGATCCACCAAGACCGTCTTTACGAATGAGCGCATATGCCTCATTAGGATACTGGTCTATCTGTTGGACTGCTATTTCAATAGGTAATTGTGATAGGTCTAATACTCCAGCATTAGCTGCTGAGAAATCAAATCCTTTGTTGTACTCTGCCAGATATTTTTCATCATCTGGGTTTACTGTTATCGTCATTGAATGCTCCTCTCTTATAAAATTCACTGAGGAATGCACAATTGCAATCTAAGTGAAATAAATGAGGTAAGCCCGATTCCTCGTCTAATGATAATGGATCGGCAGCAAATGCTAAAGCATGCCTTAACATTGCATCCACCCATCTGTAAGGATCTACGGTTAACCAGGAATCTGGTGCCTTGTACTTATCATTACCAAACTTTTTAGCAATAGCGATATAGTGCATAATCTGTGATGGGGCTAAACGAAGTTCAGCTTTACCGCTATCTGCTTTATAGAGTTGTGGTTTTTCAGTATCTGGCGTCTCGTCCCATTGCTTTTCTGTAATGATATCGATCTTTCTCTCTTCGCCCTCGTCACAACCTATTAACCCAAATAGAACTTGATTTCGTTTTAAACAAAATGGTGCCTTTACTACTTGATTAGTTGCTAGGTAGTAACCGCATTTGTCACAAGTTACTACTGGTGATTTTCGTCCCATGTGTACGGCTACTGTATCAATACGTTCTTGGAGTCCTTTTTCGAAATTCCTTTGGTAGTATGTACCAGCATCTTCGATTTGCTTTTCAGTAAGCATATCCGGTTCAGCTTCTATACCAAAGACATGTTGCATTCTTACATGCATATCTTCTTCTGGTATTTCTTCGGGGATGTCGTCTTTGACATATTCAAATCTTGATTTTTGTTTACTCATGTTTATCTCCTTCCCATGGTTTATCACGGTAGTTATAAAACGTCATTTGTTTAGGTTTCTTAGTAGCAACTGGTTCTGGCTTCTTAATCTTATAATGTGCATAATGAATCATGTGGCGCATTGCATCGATTTCATGTCGATTTATTTTCTTACCGTCTTCTACCAACCGGTAGAATGTTTGAAATGATTCTAAGATATGCACTTCTTCTAAGACTTCGTTACTCCAGCGTTTCTTAACATCGGCTGCACGTTGGAAGACATAGTCTATTCCAGATTCCCAACAGAATACCTGCATGACTCCAATGAGTCTACATGTTTCCATTCGGGAGTTAATCTGAGCAGCAGCTTTATCATGATACAACAGATAGTCTTCCATGACGACCACAAGTTTATCCTTGTAATGGTCAGCCATAGAAGCAATTAGTATGTTATGCGCTCGCCAGTATTCCTCTGGTGTAGAGAAATTCTTAGCTGTGATAAAGCCTCTGTCCAGAACTTTTTCGAACTTGTTTCCCAGAACCCAGCCGGTTGTTCCTTGACCCTCGTGGAATGATCCAGATGGGTCTATGGACAGAATATAATCGTATTCTTTCATAGCTTAGGTTTTCCTTTCTCAGCCCAATTAGTTTTGGTTACTTCATACTCAGCGATAATTGGAATTTTGGACTCAGGCCAATCTTCCATAATTGCTTTGATTAGAGGTATGAATTGAAAACCTTGTTCTGTGTATATTTCGAAGCTTAGCTCATCGTGTATTTGCATTTGCATCTTGATATGTTTCCCCTCATTTTTAATGAGATTGTAAATATCAATTATTTTAAATTTAAGTAGATGAGCTGCACTCCCTTGAATAAGTAGATTTTTTAGTTTGTGTCCGGATACATTGTAGTATCGGACACCGAACAACGACTGTGTATTACTGAATCCGTTTGCACGTTCCTTACAGTATTTGTGATATTCACGAATACCGGGAAAAGCTGTATAGTAAGATTTGTCAATTTTGACACATTCTTCTAATGACTTTTCTGGGAACATTTCTCTGATCCGATTTAGTTGAGCACCGTAATTCTTAGAGAAGTTTACTTTCTTTCCAATGTCAGTTCTGAGTTTTTGGAAATCTGGGTGAGATTCATCTAAGCCGGTTGCTGCTTTGGTTGTTTCTGAATGTACATCGACAGGATGCCATTCTGTTTCTGGAGATTCATTAAGATAGAATACTCCATTACGTTCTGTACAATCAAAAGGCATGTATGCTCTGCACATATTCAGATCTGGTTTACCCAAAAGCATGGTGTATAAGGCTTGTATGCGCAGTTCAATCTGGGAATAGTCCAGATAACCTATTGCATATGGCGCTTTAACGATTTTTCGGGGTTTAAATAACTCCTTGGAATCTACAGTCGAAATGGCCTTTTTTGGAAATTGTTGGAAGTCACTGGTGACTCTACCAGACACGGCTCCGACCTGGTTGATAGTTGTATATAACCTATCTCCAGTTTTGAGATCCTTTTGGAATCGTAAAATGTAAGCGGAGTACCATTTCTCCAAAGTTCGTAATTCCTGTACCCGATTTATAAAATCAACTGCAGGATCATCTTTGAAGAGGTTTAGTTTTAACAGATTCAATTCTTCTTCACCGGTACTTTTACATTCAACTTCGAACTTGTCATTGAGTAAGTCTTTGATCAGTTCATTCTGTGATACCTTTAGGTATTGCCCAGCTACAACATAGAGTTCTTCACGTCGTTTGATTATGTAAGTCTTTAGTTTGACTCTGGACTTTTCAAGATATTCCTTATCTGCCAGGAAGCCTGTTCGTTCCATATTAAATAATGGTACGATTAGGTTGTTCTCCAGTTCAATAGCGATTTCTTGATGTCGTCCTTCTATGACGTGAGCGAGACTGAAGTATACTTCAAAGGTGTACACGATATCCAGATGTGCATACTTGATTAGGTTCATTCGATCCAGGTCACTGTATCTAATCATATCTGCTTCTACAACAGTCTGTACTTTCAATTGAAGATATGCTGGAAGCGATGCTCTCCAAGCCAAATATGGTATTTGATATTGCTCTGGAAGATCTGATACTTCGTAGATTGTGTCTCCGAAATACTTAGCCATATCTTTCATTGTGATACCTAGTGCTCGTTTGAGTTGGAAGTTATAAATTTTAGCAATGTCTGATCTTTCTTTTTTCAAAAGTTGTTCATGTAATTTTGCGGTGTGGTCTATATACTTTGTAGCGTATTCTTTTAGTTTCATAGGTGGGCCCCCTTCAGAAATATGAAGTGAGTCATGTGCATATCTGATATAAAAGGCCGTATCCGTAAATTTGAGTTCTTCATACTGCGTTATATCTTGTCCAATGTTTGCCAGCATATGCAGATCAAATTTTAGATTATGTCCTATTATAGTTGCTTTGTTCCAGCGGCACCAACCTATAAGTTTCATCATTACTCTGTTAAAGTAAATGCTGTTTACTTCAATCGCAAATGTATAACCATCGAGTCTTGTAAAATCAACATACCCAAATTGAATGAGAAATGGTTTGTCATTTATGATGTGTAATCCAGTTGTTTCTGTATCCAGAGTAATGATGTTCTTTTTAGGCTCCCCAAGGTTACTGAAAGTTTTGTTGAATACTCTAAAGCTAAATTCATTGTCAATATCAAGACTGGTCCATTTATATTTCAACATTAACTTCACCTACCTTTGAGACGAATGTCTTTTTGTTGATCCGTGCAAGTCCTAATCTGAATCGTTCTGTTGGAACAATATCATAATTGTTGTACTTTACGAATAATCCTTTAGTCATTCTAGTCAGAGCTTTATTCATTTCCTCAGTGGTTAATCCTGTAGCTGCCAGAAGGATTTGTCGTCCTGTTGCGGCGCTTTGCTCCAATTGGAGTATTAACATGGGGGTCTTGTCATAAATGTCCTGTAGTAATGCTACACCCTCTTCATCAATATGAGTGAATTGCTTTTCAAAAGCGATGTACTCCTTGAGTTTGAAGGTCGAATTATCGTATAGACTGACTAGGATTTTTTCTGCTAAATCAACGTGTTCTTTTTTAACAATAATGTTTTCATAGGAAGCATCTGTGCTAACAACATAACCTGCTATTGCAATTGCTAATCTGCTTATCTTTTTCCAAGCCTCTGTTCCGAAGATTTTGATATGACCTTCGTAGGTCTTGTTCAAAGTATTTGAGCGATCTATAATATGCAATTCTACAGATCTGTCAATTAGTATCTGGTCTGCTGTTCTGGACCATATCCAACGAATACGATCTCGATAAACTCTGGTATCCAGAGGGGTTTCTGGTTTCCAATCGGGGTCTATTTTACTATTCCCTTTGTCTGCCAGTACACAAATTAAATCGTATCGGGCTATATCCTCAGCAGAGGTTACTAATTCTGTTAGCACAGCGATTCCGTTAGGATAGGAAGCTACGCTTTTTATTTGTCCACCTACGTTCTTTGGATTGGTTAATGATATCATTCTTACCATTGCCGGTAGTGTGATCGTTCCTGCGACTCTGGTGATCCGTACTTCATTTGAAGATCTGATGTCTGTCAACTCAGTAATGACAGAATTGTTTGATTTACCAAATTCTTCAAAGATTACTAACCCTCTGTGATTCTGTGGAATAATACCTGCTCTGGTTTGGTACCCATTAGCGGTTTTATTTGAGCCTCCTACCAGTCCTGGTATGGTTGCTGAATTACCTGCTAAGGATGTGAATGTACCTAATCCATATATCTTTCTCAGAGCATCTGCGGTTGAAGATTTACCTGTTCGGGATTCCCCAACGATGATTGTATCCAAATATGCCCTGACGTTTTGAAAGTGTCCAAAATGGAATTGTAGCGGTGTATGAAATGCTAGATCGATTATTTCGATCAGTTGATTATTTCCATCATAGCCCAAGAGCCCTTTTACCTTTTCTATTAGGATGTGAATTTTGTCAGGTATAGGCCCTTGGATATCAATGATGGTCTGAAGAGAAGCTTTGATGTTCTCGGTCAGTTTGAAATTTGTAACTGAGTCATTGGCTTGTTTTGCATCTGTGATGATCATAATTAATTGTTGCCCCTTATAGGGATGAGGCACAATTTTGTATGTCGCCAGATACTTCTGTCCAGACTCCAGTTTATTGGTCAGAGAATATGCGGTATACTCCATGGGTTGTGTTGTGGATGCATCAGCGGTCTCAAACATGTCTGTAACAAAACATTTGAACACTGTTGCTTGTTGTAGGGTTTTAATACTTACATAACGTTCTTTTTGAAGTATCCGCAAGATGTCTCTGATGTTCTTTTGTATTATGTCTTCACGAA